ATAACAACCAAGGTAATTGAAATCGGTTGTCATGCGAATAAAGTTAAACAAAAAAAGGCTACCCGTGTGAGTAGCCTCTTTCTGAATTAACCAAACAAACTAAACTAAACTCAAGAACGTTTCTTAAAAAGATGCTTCAAGTTTACTCCTTGCAATATAAGCAATAAAGTTGAAATAATACCGCCTGTCCAATTAGGCGTTACAAATAAATCGCTTAACCACAATACCAATAATAAACCAGTCAAAATTAAATGACCTTGCTTTTCTGTCAATTTCATAATTTAAAGTTTAGGGTTCGACCAAGTTACGGGTTTTTGATTATCCAGTCTTATTTGCCACTCATAGGCTTTAAAACGGTCTTTAAAAGTCATCTCGCCACCCGTAGGCGTTTTAACTATGTACTCAACCGAAACAATATCGCCTTTGTTGTTTTTGATTGAGCGTGCTGTTACTCTATCCATTCCCATTGCTGTTATTTTAAAAGGTTATCAATTACTAAAATTACAATCGTTATCGCCATAGCTATAAAGCTATAAAAGGCTGCTTTGTATGTGCTTTCGTCTTTCATATTAATTAGGTCTTATCGTTATGTGTTCGCGCACGTCTAATAGCTTTAAAGCAGCTTGTTTTACTCGTTCTATGCGTAGCTGCAAGTAATGGTCTTCTTGAACGTCTGCGTATTCTTCAATAAGGCGTATTTGGTCAAATAGTTCATTCATAACCGTACAATGTTATAGACAAATAAAAACGCCATTGCTAATACTATAATTGCTAATCCTATGTTGGTAGCTATACCAAGCGCATTAATCAGCTTGTCCATTTTGTTTTTCTGTGAATCCATAAGGGTAAATTTTGTTTGCTTTTTTGTAAGCCACGAACTCTTTAAAAGTAAAGAAGTAAAGCGTTGTGGCGTTGTCTAATTTAATAACGTAATACATAGTTTGTTTTAAAAGTAAGGGCTTTCCACCCTTTTGAGCAATTTGTTACGTCAGCAGTCCGCCTAGCTTCTTCAGCGCGCTTGTTTAAATTACCCCCCGAAGGGGGAGTTAATTAAATAATATTTACAAAAACTCTTTCGCCTTGGAATTGATTATTTAAAGCTTCTTTTACCTGTTGTAATCCTACATTCCACGCAACTTGAATTTTCAAAAAATCTTTTTTAATAATATCAATACTAATGTTTTGTCCAAACGAATTAAACTCGGTTGGAATAGAAGTAAATTGTCCATCTTCAAAACCTACTTCTAAAAATGTTTCTCCTTTTTGGTTTACTGCTGATTGAATAAATAAATTTTTCATCGTTTTAAGTTTTTAGTTTGTTTGTTATTGTTTTACATCAGCTAAATTAAAAATAATTTTTAATCTACAAAAGAAAAACAAAGTTTTTTTTAAATTTTTTTCTTGAGCATAAAAAAACCCCACCGTTAGGCAGGGCTTTTAAATCTAACTAAGTGTTAGTCTTATGGAGTTTCTAATGCAGTTTTAGCAGTAGAGAATGTACCATTAACGAATGCGTTAGGTAGGTAGTTAGTAAGGGCGATACGCTCTTTAACAACCGCAGTAACGAATCCATCACGTACGTTAGTTCCATCTTCTCTGAAGAACTCAACTGACAAGTTATCACGAGTCCAAAGTTGAGTACCTACACCGAAGTTTCCTAGTAGGAATGTTCCAGCAGTAATCGCTGTGTTAATGATAACAGGAACTCCCATAAAGTTTGGCTGAAGTCCAGCGTAAACTTGGTCTTTAAGGTAGTTGTTCTGTGTATCTTTTAACAATAGGATTTTGTGGAAATCAGTTGGGTGTAACATAATGTAGTTAGCTTGATACTCGCTTAACGCTAATTGGTTAAGGGCAGCAACTAATACATCAAATTCGTTAGCAGCTTCAACTGACTGGTAGAATGAACCTCCTGAAGAAGTATCAAAGTCAGCAGCATCTGTAACAATACCTGAAAGGTTAGGCGCACTTCCGTTTCCGTTAAGGATTTGAGCATCTTCTTCAGTCATTAGCTTTTCAGCAGCACGAGTTGAAATGTAAGATGAAATAGCTGGCGTATCAGCTAACATTTCTTCAGAAACGCGGAAGTAAGCACCAATTTTCTGTACGTTAGCATCAACAGCAGTCAAATCAAAATCAGACTGTCCTAAAGTAGCACCTTCTGCTTTAGCAGCAGAACCATCAGCATATCCGCTTTCTTTCACGAAACGAACAACGTCAGAAGAAGTTGTACCGTTAGGAATGATTTGGCGAACGTGTACTGAACGAGCTGGGTCATATTTGTAACCAGCTACTCTGTCGGCTGGAATAACTTCGCCTGTGAAATCAGCAGCAGTAGTCATGTCAGCTTTAATTTCGAATGAAGCAGAACGAGAATGTCCTTTTACCATTCCATCTAAAGCACCATTTTTGATAACCTCGATAAGTTGGCTTTTGAAAGACTTTTTAGCTTGTGAAGCCTCAAGGTTCTTTTTGTTTTGCATTTCAATAGCATCTACACGCTCATTGAATGACTTGGTAAGGTTGTCTAATTCGCCTTTAAGTACGCTATCGATTTCTCCTTTAGCGTTCTCAAGGACTTGTCCGTTAGCTTTTTCAATCTTAGCATCGATTAGGTTGCCAAGTTGGTCAAGCTGTTGTTTTACGTTTTCTTCCATTTTGAAAATTAAATTATTTTAAAGTATTAAGTAAGTAGCTATAAACATCTATCGCCTCTTTCTTTTCTTCTATCGGCAAAGTGGTTTCTTCAACCGGCTCTGTGATACTAACGAATAAAGACTTCAGCTTTAATATTTCAGCTTCTAATGCATAACCAAGTTCATCGCTAATTTCACCCTTGCGAATGAGTTTAGCAATGTTATCGTATCGCTTGTACAGTTGGTCTAAGTTCTGCTGGCTTTTAACGTCCATAATCTTTGCTTGGTCGTTAGCAGCTAATGTAACGGCACTAATCTCGTACAGCTTAACTTCTTTTATCTCGCGGTAATCGCCTTTGTTCTCTTTAACTACTGGCAAAATACCCACGCTGTTTTCGGTGATAACTCCAGCTTTCATAAGTTCAATAACGTCTTTACCCAAAGTTGTTTTTGGTATTTCAGCTACGAACACAAGCCCTTTGTCATCTTCATAGAGTTCGCTCATCTTACCTATCGGCTGCATCATATTGTGCTGGTATAGGTATTTTACGCGCTCTCCGTTTTCTTTTATGGTTTTTGTATAAGCACCTTTTCGGATAATATCATTGTCGCTATCCTTATTGTCAAAGTAAGAACCATAGCCCTTTACAATACCTCTATCGGCATCGGCATCCATTAGTTCTTGTAGTGGTGCTGCTTTATATAAAAACTCCATACTGTATTTTTTTCAAAATTATATAAAAAATTTAACTTAAAAGTCAAGTGGATTTTTCTGCGGTATAGGCATCGTAACGCATCGGCAGTTTATGCGGTTTCGTGCGCTTCCCATACCGGCTCGCTCTAAACTTTCACCGCCCACCGTAAAGGTAGCGTCCATGTTTACCTCTTGCCCATTTGCTGCGCCGTGCCAATCACGTTCGCGCCCGTCCATTGAAGTAATCCAACGCTTTTTTAGCTGCTCTTTGGCGTAAACTGTTAATGCGCTGCGTTGTATTGAATAGTTAGCTGCTGTGGTTGCCTCTGTACGTACAATACGTTCGGCTTGCATATAACTTAACTTATCAAACCTACTTTGTAAAATTCTTGCACGCTCAACTTGCCCAGCAGTTTGAAACGCTTCATCTAAGAATAGCTGGCGCGTAACTCGTTTTAACGTAGTCAATGCAGTACCACGCAATAATACTATTTGCTGCGCTGCGTATCTTCTACCAAAGTTTTCAAAGTCAGCAGCCCATTGTTCGCTTAATAAATCCAAGTTTGGCGCAGCTTTAGGTAAGAAGTTTCTAAATTCTTTGTAATACCATAACGCAAACTGTAAGCCAATAGTGCGGTATAGCTTTACCAGCATAGCAGTTAAGTCATCGCCTTTAAATATGGCTGCTTCTTCAATAGGTAAGTTTTCAGAGGCGTTAGGTATAGCCTTTCGGTATTCGTTGCGGTAAAGTGCGTAAACATCACGCACGTTTTCACGCTCTGCTTTATTAAGCTGCGTTTCCCACTTGTTGCGCATATCGGCAACTGTGCTTTCTGTATTTAGCTTTTGGGTTTCGCCTTCGTATAGTGAATAGCAAACGGCAATGCGTTGTACATCGTCAGGAAACTCCGCTACCATTGTAGGGTCTATATCGCACCTACTAACAAAGTTGCTTTCAGATTCGTTTGCTCTTGGGGTTGGTAATGGCATAATTACTCATTACGAAGTTTTTCCATCTTCTTTATTGCCCAATCAACTCCGCTTGTGCCACCCCATAAATTCCAAGCTACATAGCCGTTATCTTTCCAAGGGGTATCTTTATATTCTTCAGCCACCGTTGCGTTTTCTCTATGGCGGTTAAACTGCGCCATGCGTGCAATGGTTTCAACTGAAAGCGGTTCACGTTTTGCTAATTGGTTTGCTCTTTGCCACCCTACTTCAGTACCACCACGCACTTCATCACGTCCGTATTTTTCGCGCCATTCTAACATACGCTTTGCGTTGTTGCTTGCAGACTGTGGGTAATCGGTATAGCTTTCTTTTGTCAGTAATTCAATCACCTGACGTTTTATTTCTTCTTGGCTTGGTTCTTCTGCTGGCGGTTCAGCCATCGGCATTTCAGGCAACTCTACGTTGTTTACAGGCACAAGGTTAGCTGGAATGTAGTAATCATTTAAAGCTGGGCTTTCTTCGTCCATTCCGTAAGACATCATTTCACGCTTTTCGTTAGGCGTAATCCACCAAGCCTTAGAAAGCTGGTCTACTACCTTTTCTGTTTCCTCTTGTAGTTCAGGAATAGCAGTAAAGTCAAACTCAATGCAAATCTTATCGCCAAACTGCGGTGCAAGCCATCTGTTAAGTTCGTCTTTGATTTTTAGCAGTTCAGGAATAACAGCGTTTTGATACAATGCCTTTTTAGCTTCTTTCATATTGTTATACGTAGAAGAATCGGTATTGTTTAATAGCTGTACTGGTACACCGTAAATATTACAAAGGTCTTTTATAGAAGCATTGTACTGCTCAATAAGCGAAAGGTCAGCAGCAGATAAACCAAAGTTCAAATAAGATAGCTTTTTAGGCGTTATCAGCATATCACCAGCGTTTTGCGAGCCTTGGTGTTGTTGTCTAAATTTATCTTTAAGCTGCTGCGCTTGTACTTCGTTAATATCGCCTTCTTCGCTCATTAGAATACCACGAGCAGTTTGGTTTTGTAAATACTTAACGCCTGTTATAACAGCTTCGTTATTTGTAGTCATTGCACGAAGTCCAGCTTGAAGCGGTGATTGACCGTAAAGATGCGACCCTGTTCCATCTACATAAGGGTTGAAGTCTTTAATATGGCAAATAAATTCTGCTGGTATTCTATGCGTACCGTTATATTCAATCGTGTACTCTTTTACTGGAGCCATCATACCACCGCTAATTATCTCCATAATTTGCGAAGGCATTACATAAAGTTCTTTGTACTTGCCAGCAGATATTCCTGTTTCAGGTGCAATACCATAAATATAACCGTTACCTGTTAATTTTCTAAAGGCAATAAGTTCTGTAAGCCACGAAGCATAAGACTGCGTAGCGTTAGGCATCTCTAAAAGTTCGTGTAATGGCGTATCTTCTAATTCAACAAGTGAACGCTTGCGCAGTAAGTCTGCTTTGTATAATGCGCTACTATCCAAAGTACCGCTTGTCAAAGACTTATAACGCTTATAATCAGCATCGTTTGTCTTTTCGTAAACCTGAAAAGGAATGGTTGTGGCTGCTTTGGTTATGATATTGATTAACGAATATATCGTGGCGTTCTTCTGGTAGCCTTCTTTTATATACGTATCATCGGTTTCTCTGTTCCAAAGTATGCTTTCGCCTAACCAATTATATATCGCTCTATTATATTCTTGGGCAGATTGTTGTGCGTTTTTTGTAAGTGCATTACGAACCCTATCGAAAAATGACGCCATTAAAAATAAATTTTATTCAAAAATACAAAAAGATAGGAAACCTTATTATACACCACAGTAACCTGAATCGCATTCGTTAAAGTCATCGTCAAATAATTCAAATTGGGAGTTCCAATTTTTTATCTCATCATAAGTTACGTCCTTAATCCATTTATTACTTTTATAGGACTGCATTGCTAACTTTTCTTTTTCATTAAACCAATCTAACTTATTCGGGTGTTTTTCGTACATCTTTTTTATAAGCAAAGGGACTTTATGAAAACACCCAACACAATTATTCATATAAGCAAAACGAACTGGTTTATTTTTCCAATAACTTTCAATGCTATCTTTGTAAATATTATCTTTTATCAGTGGGAATACTGGGATTTGGTATGGTATATTTTTCCATTTATTTCGTCCATTTACAGATTGACCTACGATGGTTTTAAACTTCATTATACCCCCATCATTTTCAGTCCTTTCAATCATATTTTTGGCACGTCTTGTTTCGTTTGCTCTAAAACCTATTCTAGTTTCAACAACCTCGTTTATATGCTCCAACCAAAAATTGAAAATCGGTTCTATTTTCATTTCAACTGTGCAAAACCTGTGCATCATATTTGGTAAACGCACTTTTGCATCTTTACCTCTAGTGATTACATCATCAAACGTTTTTCCTGTAACCCAAGTTATCTTACGACCTATATACTGTTCAAGGTCAAGCATAGTATAAATTATGGTATCATCTTCTGCTGTCGCCACGAACGGTGCTTGTATTCTATCTTCTACTTCTTGGCGAATCTTAGCATCAGGAAACTTCGATGCTTCGTGTTCAATTCTGACCAAAGCAAAAACATCGTAATGTGCTGGATAATTTGCAGCTATATAAGAACTTGTTTTACCGCCACTCAAAGAATTTAAAGTTTTCATAAAAAAATTATATTACAAAGAAATCATTGCGTTTACTATATTGCGAGTAAACTGCATAACGCAAACAGTCCATCAAATGGTTATTTCGGTCGATGGGTTTATTTATTATAGTTCCATCTTTGAGTTCAGTCCAATAATAGGACGCGTATTCCTTTGCTAAGTTGGTACTTTCCTTACTTGCTATAATATCAAACTCTTTAATTAAACTAATACCTGCGTTTATACTTCCCTGACCTTTTATGGCTGGTTTTATCATGCAACCAAGCCTACGCAGTTCTTCAATACTTTTAGGTTCTGCGGAATCAGCAAACCCAAGCACGCTATCTAATTCTCGGTCTTTTAAAAAGTTCGCTATATCTTGGTTAGTCATTCCCTTAGAATAGCAAAGTTCATGTAGATACAGCTTGTCGTTTACTTTAGCCACCTCAATAATAGCAAGTTCATCATTGCTATATCCAAAGTCAATGCCAAGTACCGTTTCTTCAAATTCAGGAAATTCAGAACGCGGTATAAATTGCCAGTTGTTAAATATTTGCCTTGCACTAAATACAGCCTTTTGCCCTTCACCATAAACGCGCCAATAGTCAGGGTCGCGTTCGCGCATACGCTCAATCTCAAACACCAACTCTTTGCTAAGAAACTTGTTGTCGCGGTAAGTAGTAATCCAAGAATCACAATCGTCTCTTGGTATCACATCGTCATAAATCCAGTGTATAGGGTCTGAAGGGTTAAAGTCAAGAATAACGTAATCCGTAGTACGCATATTAATTTGGCGAAAATCCTCAATCGTTAATTCATTCGCCTCGTTTAAAAAAGCTATGTTACGTTTACGCCCACGAATCTTTTGCGGTTCATCTACGCTCAAAAACTCAACCAAGTGGTCATTATATCTAAACGTGTTTTCAGCCTTATTGTGAACACCTAAATAGTATAAGCCTGTTTGCTCTAATATGTTTACGAAGTCACGGTAAACCGAACCTTTTAAGGCTGGTAGCGTTTTACGTATAATTGAAATGGTAAGTGGCTTTTCTGAAGCAGTTAAAAGATAAGTCAGGTATTGACAAATCGCATAGGTTTTACCACTACGCGTACCGCCTTGATGTACTCTAAATCTTTTGTCGCTGTTAAGTAAATCGTAAAACTGTCTATTGCAAAGCTGTTCTACTTTTCTTCTTCGGCTGGTTTCCATTCAACTAATGTACTGGTTACTGCGCCTTCATGCATAATTTCTTGGCGTTCAACGTAACCACGTTTTTTCCCTTTTGTTTTTAATAGGAATATAGTTGCTGTTGTATTCCCTTCGTTTATTTGTTTGTGTAGCTGGCTTTCTGCAAAGTCCAAAACCCTGTTTTCTAAGTCTTGAACCTCTGCTGCATACTGCTCATCGTTCTTCAACCAATCGTAATGTGTTTTGCGAGTTATTCCAACACTATTAGCAGCAGTAGTAACCACGCCTAATGATTTTTCAAGCGCAACCAACATAGCCTTTTTTAATGTAACATTTTGTTTATTCGCCATATCACAAAATTATACAAAAAAAGCAGCTATATAAACCGCCTTTAAAAATTGGGTTTTAATTAAAAGCAATATGCTAAATCATATTCACTCCAAAACTGTTCTTCGCCAGTATCATAATTAACTGTAAGGTATTCTACTTCTTGACCAAATTTGCTGCAAATAGTAATACCATTTTCTAAGGCTATATAAACATAACCACTTTGGTCATTAAAACCTATCTCCATAATATCTTCGCGCGCTGCAGATTCTGCGTAGGCTTCCCAGCATAATGATAAACTTTTAGCTTCTAATACTGCTGGTGCTTCTAAATTGTGTACTGTGTAATTCATAATAATTTGTTTTAGTTGTTATTGTTTTACACCAGCTAAATTAAAATTTTTTTTTATTCTGCAAAAGTTTTTTAAAGTTTTTTTTGATTTTTTTAATCTAACCCTTTGAAACTCTTTAAGGGATAGAAAACTAATGTATTTCTATATCCGCCTTCATACGTTGGAATAATTGGTGTAACGCCGTGAACATTTCGCCAAGCTGGATAAACCAACATAGAGTTATCTGCGCTATTTACTGTTGCTCCATAATCAGGCACGGTTGTATGACCTCCTGTACTGTTTTTTCTTTTTGCTATAATCACATTCGCACACCCTTCTATATTAGCATTATCTCTATGAAAAGCTGCGGGTATATTGTAGTTTGAAATACTGCTAGTAAACAAGTTGCCAAAACGCCATTTTTTAGGCACGTTTTCCTCAATGGCTTTTTTTTGCTGTTCGTATAAATTTGGTGTAAGCTGCTTAATTATATTTTCGCTTTCAAGGCATAGCATCATCATAGCCTTTATGAACGTTTTAGCCGTTTTAACATTGTGAACGCTACTTATAGTGGCATAAGGTCTGCGCATATGTGGTTTAGGCGGTACGCTTCCAATAATAGTAGAATACTGCAATACCTCTTTATCTGAATTACCGTCACCAAAACCTGAAGAACGCTTCATAACGCTTTTAGGCACGTTTTTGCTTCTTAGTTCTTTGTCTGCTATATCAGCAAGCTGTGCAGCTTTAGGAAAGTTTTTTGAAAGGTCTGCAATATAAAACCCTATTGGTTCTCCATCAAAGTAAAAGATACTGTCCTCGGTAACATTAGGCTCTATATCGCCACATACATCACCAATTTTTACATCGTGTTCAAGTTGTACTAAATCAATTCTTTTCATGTTGGTCTTTTTCGTATTTAAGTTTTTCAATTAACATCATTCCTACATAACCTTTTTTTTCTCGCCAATACTTAACTAATTCAAAGGCTTCCTCATAATGTTCAAGTTCAAAAGGTATCTGTATAGCTTTTTTAACTCCGTTTTGTAAATCTTCAAGTTCAGAACCAAAATCCTCATCATCAAGAATTGAGTAGTCCACCTCATCGTCAGGATTCCAAACATCTAAACCCCATTCGGTAAGCGTTTCATTATCCCAGTCATTTCCTAAAATATCCCAATCCCATTCACCAAAGCCTACATTATCTTTGACAATGAACTCGCGCTTTTTTTCCTCAGACCAGCCTTCAGCGACATCAATCCATACCTCAAATAAGCCAGCAGCTTTGGCAGCTTCATAACGCATATTACCGCCAAGAATTACCATATTCTCGTCCACTACAATAGGTCGTTTTTCCATCATTTCAGGAAACTCCTTGATTGATTTTACCAGCTTCTTAAACTTGCTGTCTTTAATATAACGCGGGTTGGTTTCGTTTGTCTTTAGCGTAGCCACATTTACTTTTTGCTTCATATCTAATCGTAAAATTTCAGTTTCTCTATTTGCCATTTTTCGCCCAACGCATTTAGGGCATCTTTTAGATTTACATTTTTCACAATCCATTGTCCTTTGTGGTAAACTTCATACACGGTACATTGTTCAGCCGGCACATCTACGCTATCGTCATTCCATAAATGCGTGCAATAAAACACAACTGCTTTTTCAGTACCCCAGTTGTCGCAAATGCGTTCAAGCAACAACCGCTGACCTTTAGGAATACGCGCACCTTGTCGTTTTATTTCAATCAGTATTAACGCATCATTGTCAAACTCAAGAACTGCGTCTATATCGCTGGGGTGTATAGCACCATTTTGCAGTCCTGTAAAATCCAAGCCTTGTTTAGCTTGGTTGCTGTTTCGAATAAGGCTAATCTTGTGGTTCAACATACCATACTATTTGCACACCAAAAACAAAAAAGAAAAATTGCAGCATGCGCTGGTCATCTTCTATTTCAAAATCTTCTATGCGCCCATCAACATACTGTATTCCAGCTACAATACCGTGAATTTGAAAAAATTGAAAATTAAACATCTTATTTATTTTCAGTAAAATTAAAGTTTTATTCAATGCTAAAAAGGCACGTCATCGTTTTTTATGGTTGGGTTATAAGTACTTACAATTTCAATAGACTTATATACCCCGCCATTCCTAAAGTCAGGCGCAATTTTAAAACTACCAAGCTGACCGTTTTCTTTACGCTTTACTTTCTCTACGTATATCTCAACTTCATCGCTTCCGAATGTGGTGCGCTGACCCACGTGGCGGTAACAAATAAGACCATTGTACGCCTTGTTGTAAAAATCAGAACTGCCTGAAATATCATAAAGGTTAGCCTTGCGAAATACACCGTTAAGGCTTTCCAATTTACGTGGGTGCGCCACTAAGAATAAATGCGTATTGGTCTGCTGGCAAAACTGCGTAATTTCTGAAAGCATTACACCCACATAGCTATGGTCTTTTTGCGCGCTGTGGTCGAGCATATTCCATGGGTCAATCACCAAAATGTTCACGCCCTTTTGAAATACCAAATCCCTAAAGTGGTTAAGTATATTCTTTAGCGTTAGGTTTTCAAGGTCAATCTTAACCCAGTAGAAATGTTCCTCAATAAAGTCTTTTGTTTTGTTAAGCTGCTCGTTCGTACAGTTACGCTCGTTTAGCTTGTTGGCTATACGCTTGATATGACCTTCGTATGGAAAAGATTCAGGCGCAAACATAGCCGAACGAAAGCCGTAGCGCATCGCAAGGTTTACGCATATTTGGTCAATAATATCAGACTTTCCCGAATTAGGAATACCTGTTACCACCGTCCATTCTCCAAAAGCTATCTTGAAAAACTCATTGCTGTCGGCAAGGTCAATCGTATAGTTTACTACGCC